CGGCCCGGCCAGAGGCGGGGAATGTCTTATTTCGCCCCCGTCCTGGATTTCTTCAAGACCCTCGGAGAGTATTCGGACGCGGAACTTCAAGCCGCAGTCATTTCCGCATATTTCACCGTGTTCGTTTCATCGAAGTCGGGAGCGGCCATGCCTGCCCTCGATTGGGCTTCGGAAGGGACCGGAGGGGGCGGCGGGGCGGATGCGGCCGACGATGAAATCAAGCTGGGCTCTGGGGCCGTTGTTGAACTCCCTGGGGATACGACAATTTCGACTGCGAACCCCGGCCGACCGAACGAGAAGTTCGATCCGTTTGTCCAGGCGATTCTGCGGCAGATCGGTGTGGGGCTTTCGATCCCCTTTGAAGTTCTCGTCAAGCATTTCACATCGAGCTATTCAGCGGCCCGTGCCGCCCTTCTGGATGCCTGGAAGTTCTTTGATCAGGAACGGGAATGGCTCGGGACCTCGTTCTGTCAGCCCATCTACGAACGCTGGCTCGATTTCATGGTTGCCAACGAGAAGATCACGGCCCCCGGTTACTTCGACGATTCCAGTGTGCGGCGATCCTATCGCTGCGCTGCCTGGGTTGGGGATGGACCGGGGTCGCTGGACCCGAAAAAGGAAATCGACGCTGCGGAAGTTCGCTTACGCCTCGGCGTCACCGATCTCGACGAGGAATGCTTGGCCTTCACTGGCCAGACCTACATGGAAAAGCACTCGCGCATCGTGAAGATCGCAAATCTCCGCGCAGAGGCGGGCCTGCTGGTCTCTGGGGGTGTCCCCCCCACCCCGGAGCCCCCCGATCCCCTAGACCCCACGGGGAAGGGCGATCCTGCGGATGCGGTAGACCCGTTGCCCAACGATCCGGTGGACACGGAGGATTAAGTGGCTTACACCTACACCCCCAAACTCGGTCTGCCCCTGATTCCCGATGGCGACCGGGCTTGGGGGGCAGCTATGCGGGCGGCGATGGCTGTCCTGGATGATGCAATCACGGCAGTCGCCGGGACGGACGAGGGGGGAACGAATATCACCACCTATGCCGTGGGTGATCTGCTTTACGCATCGGCGACGAATACGCTCAGTAAACTCGCGGGGAACATCACCACCTCGCTGAAAGTATTGACGCAGGTAGGTAGCGGAGCGGCGAGTGCGGCCCCATCTTGGTCAGCAACTACGGGCCTCGGCAGCGTGGTTCTCGCCATCGGCGCAACCCTGACAGCACCTGTTCTTGGCGCGGCCACTGCGACGAGCATAAACCGAGTGGTGCTGACTTCCCCGGCAACCGCAGCGACCCTCACGATTCTCGACAATAAAACGCTGACGGTAGCCAACACCCTCACGCTCTCCGGCGCAGATGGCAGCACTCTCAATGTCGGCACAGGCGGAACGCTCGGCACCGCAGCATACATCGCAGACTCAACCCTGGCCCACCTCGCAGGGGTGGAGACCATCACGGGCGCAAAGACCTTCACAACGAATACCGTTATTTCCGTGGGCTCGGCAGACGCGGCCTCACCGTCTCTCGCTATTGCGAATGTCATCACACCGACAGCAAACACAGCCAACGGTTATGCGTGTGCTCAAGGCATCACCACCACGGCCTCGGCGTTTAATTTCACCAGCGCAACGAACCCCGGACCTCGCGGTTTATTCGGGACTGTCCAACACTCCGGCACCGGCCTTGTCACCAAGGGCGCGGGTGTGATGGGTCAATACAACACCACGACAACAGGTGGCGGGACCACGACAGGTGCAGCGTTTCACGGTCGAGTGCTGAATCAGTCCACCATCGCAGGAGACATCGCACAAGCATCCTGCTACCTCGCACAGGTGCCATTCATTTCTGGGACCGGGACGATTGGCGACTATGCAGCCTTCCAGTCAGAAGCGATCACCACCACTGCCACACGCTTTAACTGCTTCATGCGATCCGGCAATGTCACTGGCGGAACGACCGGAAATTATCAGCTTTACCTCGGCACGGGGAAATCGGTATTTGCTGACACCACCTCCGGTACAAGCACCACATCGGCAGCAGTCACGGCCAATTCTCTTGGCCTCGCGGAAAACCTGTGGGTGGGCGGCAGCATCAATGGTGCGTCCACTGGCAATTTCACGGGTGCGGTGTTCACCAGCAATGTGGTGACTCGTTCCGCCTCTGGTGTGGCGAATGGGCTCTACCTGCGCGAGTCGGTATCTGGGTTGAGCAGGTGGTATATCAATGCCGATGCCACGAATGAATTGGGGGCGGATACTGGCCATAACTTTGTAATTCGATGCTACACCGATGCAGGCGCAGCCCTTGACAACCCAATCACCATTATCCGTGCCGCTGGCGGGTTGATGACTGTGGTTCGACCACTGACTGTTTCGTCTACCACCGATGCGACCTCACCAACTGCGGCAGCTTCGTTCTTGACGAATGGCGGGGCGGGTATCGCAAAAGCTCTGTGGGTCGGCGGATTGATGAATGTCGCTGGTGTGGCCACGCTCGGGAATCTTTTGGTGGTCCCAAAGACCTCCGGGATGGGCATCAAGGTGGACACAACCACCCCTACATTCGCGTGGAAGGACAAAGAGGGCGTCCTTAATTACGCATCGGCTGTCCCCGGAGCCCTGAACATTTACCAGGGGACCGTTCGGGACTACAGCTTCAGCGTGAATGATCAGGTTGATTGCAAGATCCACATCCCACACGACTACGCAATGGGCACCGATATTTTCGTCCATGTTCACTGGTCGCACATCGGGACGGCCATCACCGGGAACTTTGCTGGGAACTTCAAGCACACCTACGCAAAGGGACACAACCAAGCTGCGTTCCCCGCTGAAAAGACCCTCGGCCTGACCTACGCAACGGTCAACATCGCAACCACCCCGCAGCGCAGGCACCGAATTGATGAAGTCCAGCTATCCGTGGCAGGGGGTTCGGCCACGCAGATGTCCACGGCAGACATCGAACCGGATGGGCTTTTGCTCATAAACTGGCTCCAGACGGGTATTCCGACCATCACGGGCACTATCGTTGAGCCGTTCATTCATTACATCGACTTGCACTACCAATCCACCGGGATAGGCACCAAGGCAAAGGTCGGCCCAACTTTCTGGACCTAAGAAACATTCCCCGAACCGAATAAAAGAAGTATTATATGTCGGAGGTTGATATGCGTGTCCTTGATCTGTTAGCCGAGCCATGGGCGATTCTCCCTTCAAAAAAGACGGAGATCGACGCCATCTACTCCACCCATCTTCGGGGGGATAAGATCGACTTGAAGGCCCTGGAAGCTAGGCTGGGCAGACCTCTGGGTAACCAGCAGGAATACCAAATCCTCGGCGGGAAGGCGATTATCCCTGTGGAAGGCGTTTTGAGTAAGCGCATGAGCCTCATGCACGATGTCTCGGGCGGGACCTCCACGGAGAAGATGTCGGCCCAACTTCAGTCGGCACTCGATGACCCCCAGGTGAAAGAGATCTTCCTTCATGTGGATAGCCCCGGGGGTGCCGTGGATGGCACCAAGGCGTTCGCTGACCAAATCTTCGCTGCACGGGGACGGAAACCTATAACGGCCTTCGTGGACGGTATGGCGGCGTCTGCGGCCTACTGGATCGCGTCTGCGGCCGACAGGGTGTTCATCAAGGACGAAACGACCATGGTCGGGTCTATTGGTGTGGTGGCTACCCACATCGACCAGTCCCAGGCGGATGCCAAGGAAGGCATCACTGTGACGGAGATCACGGCAGGGAAGTTCAAACGAATTGATTCCCAACATGCCCCCCTCTCCGCAGAGGGTCAGGCAATGATTCAGGATAGGGTGGATTCACTCTGCAATGTATTTGTTTCCGATGTCGCACGCAATCGTGGGGCATCTGTAGATGTAGTTCTCCGAGACATGGCAGATGGACGGGTGTTCATCGGCCTCGATGCCCTTGAGCGGGGCCTAGTGGACGGGGTTTCCACGATGGACAATTTGCTCACGGGGTCGATTGCCTCATCCCACCCTGCGTTCGCAGGGGCAACCGCAGTAGCACAGGAGATCGTTCCCATGCCTGATGAACCCATCACCCCGGAACCCGAAATCGTGCCCGTTCCCGAACCCGTTGTTTCTCCCGTTCCGGAGGATCTCGCTTCGGCCGAACGAACCCGAATTCAGGGCGTCCTCGCTCAGTCAATCCCTGGAGCCGAGAGCCTGATTCAGACCCTCGCCTTCGACGGAAAGACCACCCCCGATCAGGCGGCTTCGGCTGTCCTGGCCTTCCACAAACGCAATCTCCAGGCAGAAGCGAATAGCCTTGCCTCCGGAGCGGGTGAACCCGTTCCTGTGGCGGCTGGCGCAGCCTCTGAGGACACCTCCGCTGGGCTCATGGCCAAGTGGAATACCCTCAATCCCGCGATCAAAGCTGCCCACAAGACCTTCGAAAATTTTGAGGCTGCGATGACTCGCACCGACGAATTGAAGGCCCAGGGCCGCGTTTCTCACTTCTCCAAACAGAAGTAAGGGGGACACATGGCCGCTTCCGCTGCAATCCAGGCTGTCTATGAGATCGGGGATGTGAATTCCCTCCCTCTCGCCGCAGCTACCACGATCTATCAGGGGTCTGCCGTTGGGCAGATTTCCGGGACGGATACTTACCGCCCCCTGGAGCCCGCAGATAAGTTCGCAGGCTTCGCTATCGACACCTTCGTGAAGTCCACGGATGTAACCAAGGTGCAGGTAAAGACCGAGGGCATGATTGTCCTCACCATCGACACCCTGGACGACACCGCTGCCCTGGGTGCCACGGTCTATGCCATCGACGACAATACCTTCACCCTCGCCGCAGATGATGGCGTTGTGACCGTGACCTATTCCGCAGTGGGGAAGATCCACCGTTTGATCGGCCCCGGTTACACCCAGGCTGTAGTCACCTTCAACGCCAATCGGATCTAATAGGAGAACCACATGGCCGCTTCCGCTGCAATCCAGGCTGTCTATGAGATCGGGGACATCAATTCCCTGCCCATGACTGCCGCCAAAATCTACCAGGGGACCGCAGTCGGTCAGGTATCGGGAACCGATACTTACCGCGCCCTCGTCGCTGCCGACAAGTTCGCGGGCTTCGCCCTCGATACCTTCGACAACACGGGCAAGGCCGCGGGTGCTACCCTCGTCCAGGTCAAGTCCTCGGGCATGATCGTCCTGACCGTCACTGGCCTCGCAACGACTACCGCTCTCGGTGCCTCCGTCTACGCTTCGGCGGATAACACCTTCACCCTGACCAGCACCAGCAATTCCCTGGTCGGAAAAGTTCACCGTGTCGAGTCCGGCGCAACCAAAGCGGTTGTGTCCTTTGACGCCACCCTGGTTTAGGAGAAAATCACATGGGTTTCATGGGCGATTTCACCAAGAATCTTCAGTCCCAAGACATCATCCCCCTCATCGTTTCGGGTCTCGACACCCCCGGCGATGCTTGGGTGGCCGATCTCTCGATGAATGTGCAGTCCGACAAGGACTCTGAGAAGTATGTGTGGCTGGGAACGGCCCCCATGCTTCGTGAGTGGATCGGGGGCCGACAGCCCAAGACCCTGCGCGAAATCAACTACACCGTGCCCAACAAGGAATTCGAAGCCACACTCGAAATTCCTACCGACTGGATTCGTCGGGACAAGACGGGCCTGATCATGATGCGCGTCAATCAGTTGATCGAGTCGGCTCGGAATCACGATGCCGAACTGCTGTCCACCCTCATCAATGCGGCGGATTCCGCCCTCTGCTATGACGGGCAGTATTTCTTCGACACCGATCACTCTGAAGGCTCCAGCGGCAGTCAGAGCAATTCCATTTCCGTGGACATCACCACCACGACCGCACCCACCCCGGCTGAATTCGAAACGGCCATCCTGAACGCCACGACTGCCCTTCTGGGCTTCAAGGACGATCAGGGTCGGCCCACCAACGCTTCCGCCAAGCGGTTCACGATCATGGTCCCCGTGCCCTTCATGAAGGCGGCTTCGACTGCCCTCGGCTCCAACATCATCGTCGATGGTGGCGCGGCTCGGAACAACCAGATCATGTCCGTGGGCATGGTCAATGGCTTCAGCTATGAGTTGGTGGTCAATCCCCGGCTCACCTGGACCACCAAGTTCGCCATGTTCCGCAAGGACGCGATTCTCTCCCCGTTCGTCAAGCAGATCGAAGTGGATACCACCGTATCCGCCTTGGCCGAAGGCAGCGAGGAAGAATTCAAGAACAAGCGGCACCTCTACGGTGTGAACCGCAGCATGAACTTCGGCTGCGGCGACTGGAAGGGCTCTACGATGGTCACTTTCACCTAGTAGCGAATGGAGGGGGCTTCGGCCCCCTCCACCCCTACCCGGAGGCGATATGGCTTACCCAAACAACTTCGGGGATGACGATCTCGGGACCTTTTTCGAGGATTTCGGAGTCGCAGTTTCCTGGTCGCATACGGTGGGCTTAGTTACGACAACCATCACGGCAACGGGGATTCTCGATGCCGCTACTGAATCACACGACTTCAGTTCGCAACGAAGCGAGGTTCAGGTGGGGGTTGTCTCGGTATTGCTCCGGACGGAACTCTTTCCCGGCATGAGGAAGAACGAACCCCTCACAGTGGATGGGGTCAACTACTATGTCTCGCAGTTCGACAAGGAAGCCGATGGACGCTTGTCCCGGGCTCATCTGAGGTATGCCTGATGTCCAGCCTGCAAGAACAGATCACGCAGAGGATCACCGACAGGCTAAAAGATGGTCTGCCGACAGCAACACCACCGATTGTTGCCCCCTTGACGCTGCAAGCCCCCCACCGGAGCCCCACGCGCCCCCTGGACGAAGATGAACTGCCCACCTATGCCGTTGTCGTAACCGAGAATTCGGAAGATGACCGTGACCCGAGCATGAGCTATCAATCGGGGGTGTGGCGGCGATGTGCCTGGGTATGGGTGGAATTCCGTGGGACAGCCCCATCAAATGATGTGGATGGTGCCGTGGATAAGGCTTGTGACCCCTGGGTGGATTACGCCATGTCGGTCATTTTATCTGACCAGCAACTCGGGGGTCTTTGCGATATGATTGAACCGGATCGTGTCATGTATGAGGGTTGGCAAGGTGCCCACGCTTATGTAACTGCCGCGATGCTTTTCCGGGTGTATTATATCGCATCACCGATCTAAGGGAGGGTCGCATGGCAACCAAGGGAATTGACATTTACCGCGTCCGAGCAGTCGATTCGGCGCACATTTTTTACGGTGATGAATCCCCGGCCCTTCGGGGAACCCCCTACCGATTGAACCCGGGACAGGACCCTATCGAGGTCCCGACCGATCTCGCCGAATACTTCAACGCATTCCCCGGGCTCCGGGTGGATGTTGTTTTCGGTGTGAAACAGACCGCAACCCCCGCACCGACTTTCGTTCCTGACCCCGATCCCATTAAGGAGGATTGACCGTGGCTATTTCAACCGTTGATGCCAGCTACATCCAGGCCGCACCCGGCCAGTTGTATCTGATCGCTGCCCCGTCCAGTGTGGCGGGCGCAGACCTCGCAGCGCAGATCGAGACCCTTTTCGACCTGTTCTACGATGCCCCCGTGACTGCACGCTATGTCATGACCAGCAACACCCCGTGGGCCGCTCTCTCGGCCGATGGTTTCAAGGCCAAGCTGAAACAGGTCCCCGTGGAATTTGACCCGAACGATGGGCCGAAATACACCGTGGGCTATCAGCACCTGGAAGCCACTGCCGAAGTGACCATCGCCGATGTCTCCGCTACCAAGCTGGCCGAGATCATGTCGGTCGCTGCCCTCGGTCTCGTCACCACTGCCGCAGGCGCGTCCATCGCCGCCCGCACGACCGTGGCCTTGGGTGGTGAGTCTGCCCCCAACCTTTACACGGCGCTCTATCGCTACCCTTCGAAGAAGGTTGCCAACGAATTCGACAATGTGCTGATCCCCTTCTGCACCTTCGAAATCGACACCGACTACGAACTCAGCAAGAAAGCCGTGCGGCAGGCCAAGCTGACCCTCAAAGCGAACAGCAATGGTGGTCTCGTTTGGAACCGCGCCACCGGGCGTCCCGTTTACTGGATCGAGGATCGCGCCACTGCGGTTGCTTCCTCGGCCCCCCACTAGAAATAGTGGTTTCCAACCCACCGGAGGGGGCTTCGGCCCCCTCCCTTTTCTTGAGGTAGCACAATGACCATTGACCTGTCCAAGTTGACCACCATTCAGATCGAGTGGGGCTCACAGGTGATGTCCAACCAAGCCGACACTATGATCGTCACCCGACTTATGTCGATCATGCTTGCCGACACCAAAACCCTTCTGGGTGCGCGAAAGAATCCGGATCTCCTGGAGCCGTTCATCGAGCAGGCCGCTTCGATTCCCTACGAGGAAAGTCTTGAGGCAGCAGAGGGTTTTTTCGAGCGGTGGAGGACCTTCCAGATGCGTATCCTGCGCTCTGCGGCAGGTCCGGAAGCGGAGATTCCGGAAGTGACGAAGCCGCCGATTCTGACTATGAACGCGCCAGCACTCGCCGCCGCGACTGCTACCCCGTAACCCACATGCTGGCCCCCGTCTGTGGGTCGGTATTCGACGCCGCAGACTACCCCTGGCAAGACGCATTCTCCTGGGCGGAAACGCTCACGCGGGATCGCCAAACCACTGAATTCCTCCTGGTCAAGATTGCCTGGGCTACAATGTATTCACCACTGGCCGCACAGGGCGCGAAAGACATCCCGGATGCGCCCAAACCCCCACAGTGGATGATGGAGTAACCCATGGCCGCGCCCGTCCCCGTTCAATTAGTTATCTCCGGGGACACCTCGGACCTCTCCAGTAAAATTGCGGCGATCCATACGCAAATGAAGTCGCTCGGAGGGGGCGGGGCGGGTGGCGCGGGAATGTTCGGCGCGGGAACGCAAAGTGCGGATTCCTTCCAGCAGTCTCTACGGGGACTGATTGGAAGGTTCTCTGCGTTGTGGGCAGTGATGAAGTCCGGCGAGGGTGTGGCGAACATCTTTGCCGTGGGCATCAAGTTCAATTCAGCCATGCAGGATGCCCGGCTCGGCATCGGAGCCCTCATCACGGCGCAAGCCACGCTCTCGACGGGCAGCGGGAAGGCCCTGGGGGGCCAGGAAGCCCTGAACGCGGCAATGGCCATGGGCGATGACCAGATTCAGAAGCTCCGCATTTCAGGGCTCTCTACCGCAGCCACAACAGAACAGTTGGTGAGTGCTTACCAGGATGCCGTGGGTGGGGGCCTTCGTGCAGGGATGAGCCTGGACCAGATCAGGAAACTTACAGTTCAAACGGTTCAGGCTGCGGGTGCCATGGGCGTGCCCATGAACCAGTTGAATCAGGAAATCCGGTCCATTCTCGATGGAACCATTGACCGCAATTCCCGCGTGGCGATCCGGCTCGGAATCACGAACGCGGATGTAGCGAAGTGGAAGGACGCTGGCACCCTATTCCAAGAACTGAATAAGCGGATGGACGCCTTCAGTGTCGCGGGCAAAGAGTCGATGAAGAATTGGACTACCCTGCTTTCGAACATGAACGAGGCTAATCAAATCCTCATGGGCGAAGCGTTCAAGGCACCGATGAAAGGTATCCAGGATGCACTTCAAGGTGTGATGAACACGGTGATCAACACGGACACGGCGCAACTCTCCGAAAAGATTTTGCCCGTTCTGACCATGTTCAAGGACCTTGGTTCCGTCCTCGGAGACTTCGCAGTTGGGGCTATTGAGGCAATCACGAACGCGTTGATGGGGATGGGCCAGTGGTGGGAGACGAATAGGGCGTCCTTGACCGGGGTGATTGTCGCGTTCAAGGTGTTCATGGCCGATGCCTTCACCTTCATTGGGGCCGTTGCGAAAACACTCATCAAGACAC